TCTGTAGTTGAAGCTGAACGGGCAGTTAGCTCGTAATCGCCTGGACGGTCAATTTCCCCAAGTCCTGAATTCTCAGCATTGGCCCAAGTGATTGTTGGCTCATAAGCCGCCCAAGTCTCAGCGGCTGGAACTTCATTCCATTGGTCAAAGAGAACATCTGAGAGGATTGCGTAGATTTGATCACCATCATAAGCCTTGGTCAAAACTCCTTCTGTGAGAGTCTTAGGCAATTTGGCTAAAGCTCCAAGAGCTGTGATTGTGACATTTTCGGTTATTACAGGATCACCTGTTTGCACAACAACATCAATGTCTGTGATGTCCCCACCAAAGATAGGGATATAAGTGCCGGAAGAGTTTTTGACCTTGATGACAACCGAATCATTAACATCAAAGGCAATGGCTGATTGATCTAAATTTTTGATTGTAAAACGGGTATATCCAGCAAGAGGTTGAGAATAAATATCTGCTCGACCGGAAGTAATGGTGAGGTCAGCTATAACTAGATTAGTGACATCTCCAGCTCCGTTGACTGAAACTGCCCAATCTGGAGTCCATACTGTCATCCAACAAACCCTGCCGCGCCTAGAGTTCCACGATAAGAAGATTGATTCAGAACATTGACGATTGTTCGAGCAGTTCCCTCTGGATCGATGGCTCCATTAACTGTGATGTTGGTTGTTCCGCTTCCAACGCTTGAGCCGGACATGACTCCAGGAAGAGCTGTAGAAGTGCCTCGAAGGGCTCCAACTGTTCCCGGTATCTGAGGAATTAACTTTGTGTCTTTACCTGGCAGAAGCTTATTCTTTGCATCGATAGCAGCATTGGCCATCATGATAATTACAGAGGCAGCTTCACGAATAATTGTGACAATAGCTGAGGCAACCTTGGCGATTGCATTGAGGACATTTAAGAATCCTTCAAATGCTGACTTGCCATCGGTTGAAAGCAAAGCAAAGACTTCACCTAATCTTGATCCCATGACTGAGACGGTTTCTCCAATTTGGAAAGCAAGCTTCTGAGTCTTGGTCAATCCTGCGTTGAGTCCGGCATCTCCTGTAAGGCCAGCGATAAACGCCTCAAAGGCTGGAAGGATGTTGGCTGTTATGAAATCAACAAGCTTGGTCAACTCTGGAAGGAGAGCAGCTCCAAGGGTTTCTTTAGCCTCATCAAAGGAGACTCGAAGCCTTGCCATCTTGCCCTCAAAAGTCTCAGCTTGAACGCTGGCCTGATTGGCAAAGGTTCCTGCAAGCTTTTGGGTGATTTGGTCAAATGACATGGTTTTGAGTTCGGCTGAGGATAATCCGATGCCTAGCTTGCCCAAAGCGCCTGTATTGCCCTCGTATGCCTTCCCAAGGGCATTGGAGACGGCCTCAAGAGACTTGCCTGAACCTGCTGCAACATCCAAAGCGATGCGCTGTAAATCCTGAGCCTTTGTGACATCTCCGGTTGCTCGAGCTAGGCGCTCAAGGCTTGGTCGTAGATCATCATCAGTTACGCCAAAGGCTAGGGATGTTTGTTTGACATAAGCCTCGGTCTGAGCGACTGCGGCATCTGTGGCCCCTGCCACATTCTGCAAAGTAAGGGCTAACTTGGCCTGAGCCTTTTCATCTTCGATGGCTGACTTAACGCCATCAATAGCAAGCTTGGTTGCATAAGCGGCTGCTGCGGCTCCGGCAATAACAAATGCTTGCCCTACGCGCTTGCCAAACTTTGCAATCTTATCGCCGAAGGTTGTGACCTCGTTGTCGGCTTTGTTGATGTTCTTTGTAAAATTGTCAATATCCGCAAGGAGCTTGAGGGTTAAGGCTCTACTGTCTCCAGCCATTATGTCCACTCCTTTAGAATCTTATCAAATGCCTTTGTCCACTCAGCAACGATGTAAGGCTGGATTCTGCGAAGCGTTGGATATATAAACCAACCCTTAGAACCGCGACCTTCTCGACCTGACCAGACCGGGAACTGCTTGTACTTATTGGAACCGAATTCAGAACCACCCCAAAGCTGTTTGGTCGTACCACCGCCGCTGAACTTCTGAGAAGCAAAGCCGTAAGTGATATCACCAACCTTGGAAGATTTCTTTACTCGAGAACCTTCTGCGATGCGACTGGCAACTGCTCGGGAACTTAATCCCGATGCAGTCCCAATCACCTCTTTGCGAGCATAATCAGCAAGATCACCTGATTGGCGCTTGGCCTCAGCTGTGGCTTGCTCATCCATGTTCTTCAACGCCTTAAAGACGGCTCGAAGTTCGGTCTTGTCGAAAGCTGTTTTTTCAGCCACGATGCCTCTCTTCTAAAATCTCTAATGCAGTTAAAACATCTTCGGCAGTTTGCCATTCAGACATTGGAATCTGAGTAGCTAGTGCCAGTTCAACCAGGAGTCGGCTTACGCTTCCCCTTGGATGACTTTTGGGTCCTCGCCGCCCACCTCAACATCCGCGACAGTTTCCATCCAAATGTCTAGTGACTTGGTAGGCTTCCCACCTGCATCACGCTTCATTGCTGAGTGTGCTACATAGAGGATGTCCCACATGCCACCAAAGCTGGAGATGGTTTTCTTTGTGGTCATCTCCCACTTGGCGTAATCCGGCGGTCTGACTTGGTAAGTCTCTTCCGACCCATCGTTATATTTAATTGTGACTTGCTGTTGCATTTATCGCTCCCGATCTACTATTTAGGAGAAAGTCTCTGTGACTTCGCCGCGTGCTACCTTGAAAGTAAATGATACTGTCTGAGCATCTGTTCCAGCTCCACCAGCAGTTGGAAATTCTGGAAGAATTGGGAACACGAATTGCGCTCCTGTTGCTGCTGTAAGAGTTACTGAAATCTCTGAGTTTGGTGAGCCTTCAGCTGCTGTCCATAGAGCTTCGCATACAGAAGAAGCCTTGCCCCAGTCTGCAAGCATTTCAAGAGCGAAAGTGCCCTCTGTATTCACAACTTTGTAGGCCTCGCCGTCAAGTGTCTGATATGTCTCACGCACATTGGTCTTTGTGAGAACTGCGCTTGTTGCCTGTGCTTCGATATCTGTTCCACCTGTGAAAGATAGAGAAATATCGCGACCTGTGATTACTGTGGTTGCCATGTATATTCCTTAGTTTGTTTGAGTGTAGTAGGTAGAAACTCTGATATCGGCCACCAAGCAATTTGATGGGCCAACCTGAGTAACTGTTGGTTTTTCTACTGCTCCGATTGTGTACCCGGCAGGGATGACTTTCAGAACGCTGATTACAAGCTGCTCGAGGTTGTCGAGCGATGCAGGGTTGCTGTTATAGGCAACCGCTACAGAGATCACAAGATTGACCTTCAGGTGAAGGGTTGACTTGTTGATTGTCTCTAAATCTAGGTAAGGAGAATCTGGAACGCATACGACAAAAGGAACCATTGGAGCCTCAGGCACATAAGCGTAGACATTGCCAGCAACTCCAGCAAAAGCTGTTGCCAAAGGCTGGCGTACTGTGTCGAGAATGGTTGATGCCGGCATTACTGCACCATAGATTCAGTATCGATGTAAGCACCCAAGAGGCCAGATACTCGATTGAATAAAGACCGTCCTAAGCGATAAGGGGAAACAGATGTGAAGTCGATTCCCTCGATCTGTCCACCTGGAGCGATTCGGGATTGGAAAACTTCTACTGATACTGCGAGAACTGCTGATTCAACAGCGCTAACGCCAACATAAGTGGAAGCACCGGAAAGAGTTGCCAAGCCAGAAGGGATAACATTGATTTCAATAACATCCGCATTTGTAATCGCCGCTGTGAATTCATAGGCTGTTGGGCCTTCCAAAACTGTGTGTGTTCCGTTAAATGGGGAGCCGCATCCTGTGATGACTACGCTCTGACCCTCTGAGAACTCGTGAATGTTTGTTGTGTGAAAGGTTGCGACATTATCAGTCAGCGAAACCTTATCAACTGCCGTTGCGTACTTAACGAGCATTGGCAAAATTACTGCTTCGGCAGTATCGATTACATCTGTGAGGTAAGCATCGTTGTAGAGGGATGTAGAAACGCCAAGAACGGACCGCAATTCGCTTGCAGTTACTATTGTTGCCATCTCTACATCCTCTCGTTAAACGACTGTGGGGAGCCCCGGGAGCAGAGCCCCCCACATGATTAGTGTGTGCTTATTAAGCAGCGTTGTTGAAGGTAAATGCACCACCGGCTGAAAGTGTGACTGCGCTTCCATAACCGTAGTAGCCAACCTCAACCTGACCTGTTCCGACAATGTTTGTGCGGAGCTGTAGTGGGCCAGCACCTTCGTACCAGACGAATGAATCGCTGTTAACCATGATGATTGAATCATCTGCAACGCCTGAAGCGTTTGGTGTTACGAATAGTGGAAGACCCATGATTGAGCCAACTGCTGATCCTGGAGTTGCTACGCCCATGCCGTTTTGGCTGTTTCCAGCTACATCGAACAATGGTCGCTTGTTTCCGTCAGTTAGCGCAATGAGGTTTGCCCATTGTGCAGGTGTTACAACAACGCCAGTTGCGTGGCGCTTTGTTGCTGCGTAGATTGAAGCTGCTCCGCGTGAAATGAAGCCAGCGAACTCATCTCCATCGAATGGAAGTGTGATTGCTGTTGAGTCTGCTGTTCCAGCTGAAAGAGCTGTGAATACTGCTGCATCTGTAGCTGAAGCGTATGCGTTGCCCATGAGGCGAACAAGCTCTTCAAAGAAAGCTGGAGATGTACGATCAAGAACCTCAACATCGAACTTCTGCATGCCAGCGTACTTTGAAACTGTAGCTGAAACATATTCGATCTCGACCTGAGTATCTGAGAAAGCACCCTTTTCAGCTGCTGCTGCAACTGTTGGAGCTGTCTTTACGCGAGGAATCTCGAAAGTAAGTCCTGCTGCTGGAAGTACTGCATTGCGTACTGCTGCAATTGCTGGACGGACATTAGTTGTCTTTGGATCCCAAATTGTTGTGAGCTGTGGTGTTGGAACTAGACCAGCAACCTCTGTTGAAGTTGTATCTGATGCTGCTGCAACCCAAAGCTTTGATGTCTCATCACCAAGCTGAGCGCGTACTGAGTGCTCGAGGAATGATGCTGGACCTGTGATGCCATGACGAACCTTAGTTGTCATAACAGGAGCTGTTGAAGCTTTAACTTCAACCTTTGCAGCCTCTACCGTCTCAACGGCAGGAGTTGCTTCTGGAACGGTAGTGTCTGACACTTGTTCTCCTTCTGTGTTTGATTTTGTTTCTTCCTGAGATGGCTCAGAAATCTCTGTCTCTTCTGCTGCGACTTTTTCTACAGTCGCTCCTGGAATTGCGCCGTCTGTGACAAGGCTGACCTCTAAAAGATTACTTGCTGAGATAGCGAGAACGCCGTCTTTGTTTTCCCATGAATCAACTTCTACGCCCACGCTAAAATCTGAACGAAGGCCGGTTGCTGCCTCTTCGAGAGCATCGTTTCCGGCTGTTGTCTTAGCAATCTTAAATGAAGCTGTTATGCCTGAATCATCTTGAGCCCATTCAACGAGCTTTCCCAAAGGACGGGTTGTGTCATGCTGAAGCACGAGCTTGGTGTTCTTGGCGAACTTGATTGAGTCTGGCAAGAACATAGTCTTACCGGCTGAAGTGTTGCCTTCTGCGTTCCATTGAACGATTCGACCAGCGATGATGCGTGATTCTGCATCTGCCGCTGTCAGGGTTACTGGCATCGTGATCTTCATTAGTTGCTCTCCTTGTTGTCAATCAAATCTTCTTCTTCTTGAATCTGCTCAACGCTCATCGCACCAATTCGGTTCAAGATTTCATAAACCTGCGCACGAGCCAAAGCATCTGAACGCAAGAACTCATCGAGGGAGAAACGCACCTCTGTTGTTTGGCTTACGAAATCTGGCATGCTGAGTCTTTGCTCAATGGCTGTGAGAATTGGCTTCATAGAGAAGTCAATGAGAGAACGGCGCTCTGAAACGCTGTTGCTGTAGGTCATGCTCGTTGTTTCTGCGCTGACGAAATATGCAGGAAGGTTGCAAGCGCGAGCTAATTCGAGCGCGACATACTGGCGAGCTTCATTGAGCTGGAGTTTTGCTGGATCGATGCCCAACGCTTGCAATTCAACATCTGCATTTAAGAATACTGTTGACTTCTGTGTACGAGCTACGCGATAAGCCTCGAGAAGCTTAGCAATACGCTCTGATGGAAGATTGGTGCCGTTTGACTTCAAGACTTGAAGAGGCACAGGCTCTTTAGCAAATGTCTCTGCTGCCTGTTCAAGCGCATGCGCCGCCCGGATAGTGCGACCTGCTCGATTTAAAATTCCTTCATCTAATCCGTAAAACACAATAAGGGAACCAACGCCTTGAGTTGGAAGTACCTTGCCATCGATGTAATATCCAATGATTTCTGTGCCTTGAGCGTTTAGTTGCTGAGTTACACGATCAGGAGCAACGCGAGTCCAAGCACGAACTCTTCCGGTGTCACCGTACTGCTCTAAAACCTGACCATAAGCTACGCCAAGGAATAACAAATCTTCTGCTATCCATGAAAAGATTGCTGAACCCGGATCGCGTGGATCAGGTTGATTG